CTACTGCTCAACAAATCAAAGGTCAGTACGCTACATTGCGTCTTAAGACTTACCAAGACGAAGTGGCCCGCTTTGCCTCACAAATACTTAAAATTAAAGCACAGATTATCTGTCAACACTTCCAACCTGAAACCATCATCAAAATTGGTGGTGCTGAGTTGCTAAGTCAAACAGACCAACAATTAGTGCCACAAGCTATTGAGTTGCTAAAAGACAGCCCTATGCGTACATTCCGCATTGAGATTGCTACTGACTCTATGCTATACGCTGATGAAGCCCAAGAGAAGCAAGACCGTGTAGAGTTCTTGCAAGCAACAAGCTCGTTCATCGAGAAAGCTATACAAGGCGCTCAAGCTGTGCCTGAGTTGACTCCATTGTTGATGGACTTGCTCAAGTTTGGTGTACAAGGCTTCCGTGTTGGTCGTACGCTTGAGGGTGAGTTTGATACATTTGCTGATGCAGAGAAAGAAAAACAAATGCAAGCGGCTGCTAACCCACAACCACCAGCTCCAGACCCCGAAATGATTAAAGCCCAGGCTGAACAACAAAAGATGCAGATGGAAGCTCAACTAGAGCAAATGCGTATGCAGTTGGAAGGTCAAAAGCTAGAGTTTGAGAAATACAAAGCTGATTTAGATAACCAAACTAGGGTTGTTGTGGCCGAGATTAACGCTAAGACAGACTTACAGCTTAAGTCATTGGATATTAACGCTGGCAAAGAGCAAGAAGGTCTTACTGAAATCACTCCTGGTGGCATTGAGCAACCTACATCTGCGTTATCAGGCTTGGTTGAGGCTATCAACAACAACATGGCTACTATGGTGGCCGTACAAGCTCAACATAACACTGACCTATTGACGCAACAACAAATGGCTCACGAGAACTTAGTGCAACAATTAACTAAACCTAAGCAAGTGGTAAGAGGCGCAGACGGTAAAATAGTCGGGGTGGCATAATGGCATTAGTCCTAGCGGATAGAGTATTAGAAACGACTACTGTCGCTGGTACAGGGAACGCTGCATTATCAGGCGCTCAAGCAAACTATCAACCATTCTCCGTAATCGGCAATGGTTCTACTACCTACTACACGATTGTAGACAATACAAGCAACGAGTGGGAAGTGGGTGTTGGTACTTATGTATCAGCAGGTAACTACATCTCTCGTGACACAGTGCTGTCATCATCTAACGGTGGTGCATTGGTCTATTTTGGTAGCGGTGACAAGGATATATTCCTAGATTTACCATCAGAGGCTGTGTTATTGAGTGCTGGTGATGTAACTGGCCCTGCTAGTGCTGTAGCTAACAACTTTGCTGCGTTCAACATGACCACAGGCAAGCTAATCAAGGATAGTGGCTATAACGCTTCTAGCTTTGCTACTGCCGCTCAAGGTACATTGGCTGACACTGCTATCCAACCAGGTGACTTAGGCACTGCTGCCTACTTAGACGCTGGCTCTGCTAACGGCGTTGCGACACTAGACGCTGGTGGTAAAGTGCCAACAAGTCAAATCCCACAAATGGGTGACTTAAACTATCAAGGCACATGGAACGCATCTACTAACACGCCTACATTGACTAGCTCTGCTGGCACTAAAGGCTTTTACTATGTCGTGTCAGTTGCTGGCTCTACTAACCTAAATGGCATTACCGATTGGAAAGTAGGCGATTGGGCTGTGTTTAACGGCTCTGTATGGGAAAAGATAGACAACACTGACGCTGTAACCTCTGTAAACGGTTTTACAGGCACTGTGGTGCTAACTACGACAGACATAGCAGAAGGCACTAACGAATACTTTACGACAGCTAAGGCTAGAGCATCAGTAAGTGCTGGCACAGGCATAAGCTACGATAGTGGCACAGGTGTAATTACTAACTCTGCGCCTGACCAAACTGTAGCTTTAACAGACGGTACGGCTATTGATGTAACTGGGACATATCCTAACTTTACCATTAACAACACAGCGCCTGACCAAGTAGTTGCTTTAACGGCTGGCACAGGCATAAGCACAAGCGGCACATACCCTAACTTTACAATCAGCAACACATCACCTTCATTGGGTGGTGATGTAGTAGGCCCTGCAAGTGCTACGGATAATGCCATAGCTCGTTATAATTTAACGACAGGCAAATTAATACAAAACTCTACAGTAACTGTTACCGACAACGGTGATATAGCTAACACTAATTCTGTTGAATTTGACATTACGCCTACAACATTGCCAACAGCCCAAGGTACATTGTATTGGGATAACGCTGACGCAGCACAAACACTAAGCTTAGTTATGGAAGGCGGTAACGCCATTCAGCAAATAGGCCAAGAGCAATACTACAGAATTAAATGTTCTGCCGCCGTTACGGAAGGCCAAGTGGTAATGGTTACAGGCACTGTTGGTGCTAGTGGGGGCTTAACAGGCGCTCCAGCCACAGGATTGACTGCCTCTACTGCGTCTTATGTCATGGGCGTAGCTACTGAAAGCGGTGCGTTAAATGATTGGATATATGTAACTAGCTTTGGTTTAGTTCGCGGCATTAACACTACTGGTGGAGCAGAAGCTTGGATTGACGGTCAAATACTTTATTATGACCCTACTGTTGCTGGTGGATTGACAAAAAATTTACCATCAGCGCCTAATCCTAAAGTTCAAGTGTGTGCTGTAGTTCACGCTGCATCTAATGGCTCATTGTTTATACGACCATCCTTTGGTGGCATACTAGGCCAATACGAAGGCGATGTGCAAGTAACAACACCTGCTAATGGTGATTTGCTAATACGCAATCAAACTTCTGGCAAATGGGTAAATGCACCTTTAACTGCTGGCACAGGCATATCTATTGGCAATGCGGCTGGTGCAGTAACTGTAACCAACTCAGCTCCAGACCAAACAGTAGCCATTACAGGTGCTGGTGGTGCAATAGTGACAGGGACTTACCCTAACTTCACTATCACGACACCTAGCGGCACAGTAACAAGCGTAACAGGCACAGCGCCTATTGCGTCTACTGGTGGTGCTACCCCTGCTATCAGCATTAGCCAGGCTACTACAAGCACTAACGGTTACTTGTCTAGCACAGATTGGAATACCTTTAACAATAAATCCAATACTACTGGCACTGTTACTAGCGTAGGCGGTACAGGCACAGTCAATGGTATTACGCTAACAGGCACTGTCACTAGCTCAGGCAACCTAACATTAGGTGGCACACTAGGTGGCATTGGTAACAGTCAGCTAACTAACTCTGCTGTAACGGTAGGTACGACAGCAATCAGCTTAGGCAGTAGCTCTACTACACTAGCTGGCTTGACTTCAGTTACCTCAACTAACTTAACAGCAACGGCTGCGGTAACAGGTTCAGTAGTATCAGCAACAAACGGTTTAGTAATAAACAACATGACAATTGGTGCAAGCTATACCATCCCTTCAGGCTACTCTGCTAGTTCTGTAGGCGCAGTAACGATAGCAAGTGGTGTAACGGTAACCGTGCCTAGTGGCTCAAGATGGGTAGTTTTATAAAGGAAAAAATATGGCTTCAACGATAAATGCTTCGACCTCGGGAGTTGGTGGTGTAATTACCACAGCAGATAATACTGGTATCTTAAACATACAAACGGCAGGGACAACTGCAGTAACTATAGATGCTTCACAAAGAGCAGCTTTTGTTGCAGGTACAGCAGCAGCACCTGCTATTACTACTACTGGTGACACTAACACAGGTATGTTCTTTCCTGCGGCTGACACTATCGCTTTTGCTGAGGGTGGTGCTGAAGCAATGCGTATTGACTCTAGTGGGAATTTGATGGTTGGCTCTACATCAGGCACTGCTAAATTAAGTGCATATCAAACAAATAGTTCATTTAATTCTGTTTATGCTGAGCATAGTGGTACTGGTGGTGTTTGTCTTATAAACGCAACAAATGTTGCTTATAATTCTGGTGTTCTTGGTTTAGTTACAGGAGCAACAGCAGGAACAGGATTTAATTTTCTTCAAGGTTGGTCTAGTAACTTTGGTTCAGAACGGTTTAAAATTGTTGGCAATGGTAATATACAAAATGTCAACAATAGCTATGGCGCAATTTCAGACATTAAACTTAAAGAAAACATAATTGATGCAACTCCTAAACTTGATAAGTTGCTGCAAGTTAAAATCCGTAACTATAATTTAAAAATTGACCCTGACCAAAAACAAATTGGTGTTATTGCTCAAGAATTAGAATCTGTATTTCCATCTTTAATTGAAGAAACAGAAGATAAAGATAAAGACAATAATGATTTAGGTACAACAACCAAAGCGGTTAAGTATTCTGTATTTGTGCCTATTCTTATTAAAGCCATCCAAGAACAACAACAAATCATTACTGATTTGCAAGAATCACTCACTAATCTAACCTCAAGATTAGAAGCACTAGAAGGAGTTAAATAATATGTCGGGTGTAATTATAGCTGGTAACACGAGTGGTAGTGTCACACTAGACGCACCAGCAGTATCAGGAAGTACGGTTATTACTTTGCCTACAACTAGTGGCACTATGGCTACTTTAACCACACCTAGCTTTACGACAACCATCGGTGTCGGTGGAGCTACTCCAAGTGCATCAGGCGCAGGTATCACATTCCCTGCCACACAATCAGCCAGTGCTGATGCTAATACGCTAGATGATTATGAGGAAGGTACTTGGACTACAACTGTTGGCTCGTTGATTAACATTACAGGCACACCAACATTAGCAAATGGTACATATACAAAAATAGGTAGGCAAACTATATTAAATGGCACTTTTACTATAAATGTAACAACAGGTTCAACTTTAGCTTATATGAATTTTACATTACCTTTTACCCAAAATGCTGCTAATAATAGAGCAGGTACTTGTGCTAATGATTCTGATTCTAAAGCTGGTTATGTAGGAAATTCTGGAGTATCAACAGTAAACGCATATCTTTTTATTCCATCTTATGCTTCAATTGCAGGTTCAAAAACCTATATTTTTAGTTATATTACTTACGATTAACTACACCATATTAGTGTAGTCGGACACAAAGGAGAAACAGAAATGGCATTAACAGAAACAAAGACAATAGACCAAATCACAGTTACGGAAAACGGCACTATCCTATACCGTGAGGCTACTCGCATTTTAAAAGATGGTGCGCAGATAGCACAAACCTATCACCGTAGTTCACTATCCCCTGCATCAGACTTAACTGGCGTTCCTGCTAATGTAGCAGCCATTGCTAACGCAGCATGGACAGAGGAAGTTGTAGCAGCTTATCAAGAACAGGTAGCGAAAGTAGGAGCTTAACATGGCAATAGTTTTAGATGGAACAAGTGGGATAAACACCCCAAATACATTTGGCTATAAAAACCTGCTTATTGACGCTGGCTTTACAATCAATCAACGGGCTTATGTTTCAGGCGCTACGCTTGCCTCAGGTTCTTACGGTCACGACAGATGGAAGGCTGGAGCTAGTGGTGGTAACTATTCTTTTACACAGTTAGCTACAAGCACAACCATTACCATTGCGTCAGGAAAGTCTTTAATTCAAGTGGTGGAAGATAAGAATGTAAACGGCACTAGCTTTGTATTGTCTTGGACAGGCACAGCTCAAGCTCGTTACGCAGTTAATAGTGCAACACCTTCAGGTTCTTATGCAGCTAGTCCTATAGTAATTACTGGTCAAACTGTTGGCACAACTATGAGTGTTGAGTTTAATGAAGGAACATTAAGTAAACCTCAGTTAGAGTTAGGTGCTGTGGCTACATCGTTTGATGTGCGTGACTATGGTCGTGAGTTAGCTATGTGTCAAAGGTACTTTCAAGCAATTCAAATGTTTACTTATAGCTATGCAGGAAACACCTTTAGTACAACAGATGCAAGGTCTACAATACCTCTTGTATGCACAATGCGTATTGCCCCTACTTCATTTACAAACTTAAATGCTGGAAGTTTACAATTTAGCACAGCAGCGGGTAGTGGTAGTGGTAGTGTTGCTTTAAATACAGCAACAACAACTGCTTTAGGTCTTATATCTAGTGGCGCATCAGGTCTTGCCGCTGCTGGGGGTACTTCAGCTCTTGGTGGCACTATGTTAATTGGTGTATCGGCAGAACTATAATGGAAAAAATAATTGCTAAACTTAACGCTTTCTTAAGCCAATTCTGCATCGTGTGCAAAGTACCTTGTGACAAGCAAATGCACTTTATCTGTGGCTTTATTATAGCTGCTATGTTGACACCTTTCATTGGCTTTTACGCTGTTGTTGTCGTGGCTATCATTGCGCTACTTAAAGAGATATACGATGCACTACATCCTGACAAGCACACAGCAGACATTTGGGATTGGGTGGCAACTACATTAGGCGGATTAGTAGGATTTGTTACCGTTAGCTTATTAGGATAATTTATGTTTGGATTTAACGCATTTGCATCTACAGCGTTTAATTCACTATTAAAAGCAGTTGTACCACCGTCACCATTTGTATGGGGTGCTAAAGGCGGTATAGGTAAGAAAAAGAAAGAATACATACGCAAGTCAGCTAGGTCTGAAATGCAAGACCATGTTAAAGAGTTATTTGCAGAGCCAGTAGCAGCAGAGTTAAAAGAAGAAGTCGCTAAGTATGTTAAGCCCTCACAAGGCTTATCTATTCATTCCATTGATTACGGTAAGTTAGCTCAAGACGCAGAGCTAGTGCAACGGATTATTGGCAGATTTAAAGAAATGCAACAAGAACAGGAGGATGAGGCATTACTACTAATGCTCATGTAACCATGGCAGCAATCAACGAGATAACAGGCGATTCTATACAGACTCGCATGAAGGGTAAAACCTTTGATGACAATTACGACAAGATAGACCGCACAGTAAGGTTAGAAGAAAAGAAAGACGAGCAAGAAGACGATTTAGTAACAATGAAAGCTGACTTCCTAGAGCGATGGAATCTTAGTGGTGAAGAAGGCGAAAAGGTTTGGCAAGAAAAGCTAACCATGATGTACAGACAAGGCACTGTAGCGTTGCCTTATGTTCGTGAAGACTACAAGCCCTATCAGTCAATGATTGATGGTCGCATGATAGAGGGCAAGAAAGCTCACAGAGAGCATCTAAAGCGTAACAACTGCATAGAGGCAGGTGATATGCCTATAAAGAATCCCGAAAGACCTAAGGATAATTTGAAAGAGCATATAGCAAGAGAAGTTTACAACAAATTGCGTTATTAAGTTTAAGTAATCGACACATAAACCATTCATGTCGATAAAAAACAGTTTCATCAACACAAGGAAAGCAAAATGGAAAACCAGACTACTCTGGAAGAGCCAATTAGCCTTCGAGATACAATCGAAAATGCTATTGAATCAACAGAATCAGCAGTAACAGAAAATACGACCTCACAGGACGCTGTAGAAAGCGATAAAACTTCTCGCCCTAGGGATGAGTCAGGTAAATTCGCTAAAACCTCTCAAAACGCTTCAAAAGAGCTTACAGAGGCATCTGATGACAATGTTGTAGAAAATGATACAAATGTAGCAGAAATAACTACAAAACCTCGTCCTAGTTCTTGGAAAAAGGACTATGAAGAGCATTGGGGTAAGTTAGACCCAACTTTGCAGGATTATATTCAGCAAAGGGAAGCTGATTACGCTAAAGGCGTTTCAACTTACAAGAATCAGTGGGACATGGCTCAACCATTAGTCCATGCGATAGAGCCATTTATGCCTTTATTGCAAGAACACAGTATTGAGCCATCTACATGGATAAGTAATTTAGGTAAAGCTCATGCAACCCTAGCTATGGGTTCGCCAGAGCAAAAGCAACAAATGTTTGCTCAGCTTGCTAATGACTATGGCATTAACTTAGGCTCTATAACTGGCCAAGGTTACGACCCACAGTTCTCACAATTAGCACAAGAGTTGAATCAAATAAAGAATCAATGGACTAGCTTTCAAAGCTCTCAAGAGCGGATAGAGCAAGCCCAATTGCAGAATGAGATTTCGTCATTTAAAGATGACAAGCCTTATTTTGAGGAAGTTCGTGAAACCATGGCTGGATTACTCCAAAGCGGAATGGCAAACGACCTTCAATCAGCTTATGACAAAGCTATCCGATTAAACGATGATGTATTTCAGAAAGTAAACGCTACACAAGCGCAGAAATCCGAGGCAGCTCAACGAGAAAAGGTAGCAGCCGCAAAAGCAAAGGTACTTTCACCTAAGTCAACAACGCCTACAGCGTCAATGTCTAGTGGTGGTAAGTCCGCAAGTTCCGCTAGAGATGCAATTATGCAAGCTTTTGAACAGCACTCTAGTGGTTTAATCTGACAATAAATAAGGAGTGACATTATGGCTTTTGCCAATTCAACCGTGTCAGACATTATTGCAACTACCATCCAAAGTCGTAGTGGCAAACTGGCTGACAACGTAACATTAAACAATGCGGTTTTAGACCGTTTACGCAAACGTGGTAACGTACGCCCATTCTCTGGCGGTAACGTGATTTTAGAAGAAATCATGTACAACGACAGCAATACAAACAACACTAACTCATACAGCGGTTACGAAACTCTGAACATTGCGCCTAACAGCCCAATCTCAGCAGCTCAATTCTCTATCGCTCAATATGCGTCTGCTGTTACCATCTCTGGCTTGGAAATGTTGCAAAACAGTTCTAAAGAGGCAATCATCGACTTGTTAGAAGGTCGTGTACAAGTTGCTGAAGGTCAATTGATGAATCGTATCCAAACTGACATCTACGGTGACGGTACTGGTAACGGTGGTAAAAACTTAACTGGTTTGGCTGCTGCTGTTGCAGATAGTCCTTCAACTGGTGTTTACGGTGGTATTAACCGTGCAACATGGTCATTCTGGCAAAACCAAGCTTTCTCTGGCGTAACCAATGGCGGTGCTGCTGTTTCTGCTGCTAACATTCAATCTTACATGACTCAACTAGCTATTAAATTAGTTCGTGGTCAAGATAAGGCTGATTTGATTGTAGCTGACAACAACTACTACTCATTGTATGTAAACTCATTGCAAGCTATTCAGCGTGTAACATCTGCTGATGAAGGTGCTGCTGGTTTCGCATCATTGAAATTCTACGGTGGCGGTACATCTGCCGACGTAGTATTAGGTGGTGGTATTGGTTCTCAAGCAACTGCAAACCACATGTGGTTCTTGAACACTAACTACATCTACTTCCGTCCACATACAGACCGTAACTTTGCCCCTATCGGTGGCGAGCGTCAATCTGTAAACCAAGACGCTGTAGTTAAACTAATCGGTTGGGCTGGTAACTTAACTAGCTCTGGTCCACAATTCAGTGGCGTTCTTAAGGCTTAAGGGGAAATAACATGGCATATTCAGTAACCCCACTTGCTGGGATTGATTTGGTTGACACGATTACAGCAGTAGAAATTGCTGCTGGCGCACCTGTAAACGCTTTACTTGGTACTCAAGTATGGGGTTCAGACGGTCGTCGTTATGTTTTTGCAAAAGCAAGTGATTCTATTGCAGCATCAGATACAACTTGCTCTATAGATGCAACTACATTTGCAGCAACTAATGTTGGCGGTACATACGATTCACCAGCAACAGCAATGGTTGTTGGCGATTACGGTTGGTTCAGCGAAGCTTCAGTGTAATATAAAAGACTCTCACCTCTTCGGAGGTGGGTTTCTAGGTAGTTTTCATTCCGAGAGCTATCTACAAACCCCAAACCACTTTGGAGATTCAAATGCAATACAATACCGATGTAAATAACCCCGATTCACGATTGAATGTGAAGTTCTATCAACGAGCAGTAAGTAACGAGTTCAAGAGTGCTTTAGAAGGCCGTCCTATCATGGAAATGGCAGACTTTATTTTAATAGAAGTCCCAGGCAACACTCACACAGTAATTGACACCTTTGCGGCTAAAGAACATAAAGACCGCTTCCCTATACAATGGGCAAGGTATCAAAACGAAAAAACAGATGGCGATATTGAAGGCACATTGCTTCACGATTGGCCAGTTTTAAATGCAGCTTCAGCGGCAGAGTTAAAACACTTTAAATTTTACACAGTAGAGCAAGTAGCACAAGCGTCTGACGCTCAATTAGGTGCAATGGGTATGGCAGCAGGTATGTCACCACTAGCTCTGCGTGACAAGGCAAAAGCTTTCTTATCTAGCGCCAAAGGCACAGCATTAGTTCAACAACAAGCAGACGAACTTCGTAAGCGTGATGAAGAGCTATCAGCAGTCAAGGCACAACTAGCAGAGTTAGCACAGAAAATGAATCAACCTAAAGCTGCGCCTAAGAAGGCTAAAGCAGAGGAATTAGAGGAATAATATGGCAACAACTCTCTTGGAATTAGTGCAACAAGCGTCAGCAGAAATGGGCTTGGCTGTCCCCAATGCGGTGGTAGGCAATACTGCTGCTGATGTTACCCAACTTTATTACTTGATTAATGCGGCTGGTAACGAAATTGCGAGAGAGTATCCATGGGAAGCTCTAAATGTTGAATACGATTGGTATTCACAATACTCTGAATCAGATGGTGCTATCATTAATGGCACTAGCGTAATTACAGGTGTAGACCCTGCTACAGTAGCGTTTATTAATGCAGCTGGCGCAGGTAACTTCCAAGTGCAAGGTGAAGGTGTCATTCAAAGCACACAGGTGGTGTCTGCTACTGGAACTACCGTTACAATCAATAGTGCTGCGACTAGCGATGGTTCAGGCAACTATGTATTTGGTCAAGTTATGTATGACTTGCCTACAGGCTTTGACCGTATTACAGACCGCACACAATACGACAAATCTAAACGCTGGGAAATGTTAGGCCCTGAAACACCACAACAATGGCAATGGCTCAAGTCTAGCTACATTTCAACTGGCCCTCGTATTCGTTGGCGTATCATGGGTCAGAAGTTTCAAATATGGCCACTTACATCTACTAACGAATATCTAAGCTTTGAGTACATCTCAACAAACTGGGCAACATCTGCCACAGGCACAACACAATTACAATTTTTAGCGGACACTGATACTTGTATCTACCCTAACCGTTTGATGGTGTTGGCGCTTAAAAAGAAATACTTTGAGATAAAAGGTTTTGATACATCATCATTCCAGCGTGATTATGATATGCAACTTAACATTGCCAAAGCAAACGATGCAGGTTCTGCTACACTATCACTAGCACCAAGAACAGCCAATGTCCTAATTGGTTGGGAGAACATTCCAGACGCTAACTACGGAGCTTAACAATGGCTATAGCTAAAAGAGCTGTATCACAGCCAGTATCATTACCAGCACCAGTAGGTGGATGGAACGCTAGAGATTCATTGGCAGCAATGAGTCCGCTAGACGCAGTTGTGTTAAATAACTGGTTTCCAGCTACAACAGAATGTGTAATGCGTAAAGGTTACACAAAACACGCTACAGGTATTACAGGTCAAGTAGAAACCATCATGGCCTACTCTGGAGGCTCTACAGACGAATTATTTGCTATCGCTGATGGCAAAGTATACGATGTAACATCATCAGGCGCTGTAGGGGCTGCTGTGCTGTCTGGGCTAACTAATTCACGCTGGGGTTATTGCAACATTGCAACCTCTGGTGGCAATTTCCTATCTATGGCTAATGGTGTAGATGCACCTCGTAACTATAATGGCTCTACATGGTCTACACCTGCTATAACAGGCGTTACGGCTACTACATTGCGTGACCCTATACTTTACGCTGAAAGACAGTTTTTTATACAAGAAAACAGCCTTAAAGTTTGGTATCTACCAGTAGATTCTATTGCTGGTGCTGCGGCTGCTGTAGACATAGCTTCATTTATGACCAAGGGCGGTTACATTGTAGCTCACGGCACATGGACAATTGATGCTGGCCAAGGTGTAAACGACCACTATGTAATTATGACCAACAAAGGTCAAATTATCGTGTATCAAGGCATAGACCCTACATCAGTTACAACATGGTCTATGGTAGGTGTATGGGATATTGGTGCGCCAATAGGCCCTAGAAGCTTATACAAGTACGCTGGCGATATGCTTATTATTTGCCAAGATGGTGTAGTGCCATTATCAGGTGCTTTGCAATCATCTAGAGTTCAACCTAGGGTAGCCATTACCGATAAAATACAGTTTGCTATTAGTGAAGCTGTAACTAACTATGCTACTAACTTTGGCTGGCAATTAATGTATGTGCCAACTATTAACCAATTATGGTTAAATGTGCCTGTGCAAGAAGGTGTAAATCAACAGCAATATGTAATGAACACTATTACAGGCTCATGGTGTAACTACACCAATTGGAACTCCAATTGCATGGAGATGTTTCAAGACGAGCCTTACTTTGGCGGTAATGGTTATGTAGCTCACGCTTACAATAGCAATACAGACGGTGGCAACAACATTCAATCGTTTGGCTTGCAAGCATTTAACAACTTTAGTGGCGCAGGTACATTAAAACGCTTTACTATGTCACGCCCTATATTAAGGGCTGATGGTTCACCATCTGTTTACGCTGGCGTTAATATAGACTTTGACACAACCGATACATCTACAATCTTAAACTATGTGCCTGTAAACTATGGCGTATGGGATAGTGGTATATGGGATGCGTCTGCATTTGGTGGTTCTCCTACTGTGTATCAAAACTGGCAAGGTCTAAATGGTGTTGGTTATTATGGCGCACCTGTGGTCAAAGTTTTATCAGCGCAGTTAAATGTAAGCTGGGTAGGCACTGACATTGTTATTGAGGGCGGTGCAATCTTGTAATGCTAGTCCAAGGCGAATATGTAGCTCGTTGGGTGATGGAAAAGGTAGGCTCTTATACCGAAAGAATGACTGCTCTTGGTTGGGAAATAGATGGTGTTATTGTTGCTGGAACGGCTTTTGAAAACTGGAACGGCAACAATATGTTTGGCCATCAACGAATAGACTCACCACCACCTAAAGGTTACTGGATTACAGTAGTAGATTACATTTTTAATCAAGTAAAGGTTAAACGCTTTACAGCTACCGTAGAAGCCGACAACCACAAAGCAATAAGCCTCAATCATAAGATTGGGTTTGTAATAGAAACAACTTTAAAAGACGCAGGTCGTAACGGTGATTTACTTATAATGACCCTATGGCCTGAAAACTGCAAAATGTTAAATTGGAGTAAAAAAAATGCTAGGTAAATTTGTGCAATTAAGATTGCAAGGTGTTCGTGACCCATTCATATCAATGGCTAACGGTAAAGCTAAAGCACCACCAGCGCCTGACTATACTGCTGCCGCTAAAGAAACATCTGCTGGCAATTTAGAATCTGCAAGGGCTACTGCTGCTGCTAACCGTACAAACCAAGTTACACCATACGGCAATCTTACTTACACAGCTAACCCAGGCACTGACCCATACGGCAACACTCTTTACACTGCCACACAAACACTATCTCCAGAGCAACAAAAGATTTACCAACAAGAGAGCCAACTTAACGAAGGCTTAATGTCTACAGCTAATAAAGGCTTAAACTACGCTAACGAAATGTTAAGTCAGCCTGGTGTGGATATGTCTAAATTGCCTTCTTACGGCATTAATCCTGGCGAAACATACTCTGACGCTATCATGCGTAGATTAGCACCTCAAATTGCTCAAGAAAGCGAAATGTCTGACGCTCAATTAGCTAACCAAGGTATTGCTCAAGGTACAGAAGCGTATCAAAACGCTAAACGCCAATTAGCTATGAATCAAAACGACCGTCAACTTGCAGCTATTACAAGCGGCATGAATGTTGGCTTAGGTGCAAATCAACAAGCCTTCCAACAAGAAGCTTACAACCAAATGCAACCTATCAATGTTATTAATGCGTTGCGCACAGGTTCTCAAGTGCAAAACCCAAGCTTTGCAAACACTCCAAATCAAGCTCAAACTGCTGGCGCTGATATATTAGGTGCTACACAGGCAGGTTACAACGCTCAATTAGCTAATGTAAATGCACAAAATGCCGCTAGTGGTGGTTTTATGAGTGGGTTAATGGGTCTTGGTGGTGCTGGCATTATGAAGTATTCTGATGAAAGATTAAAAACAAACATTGAAAAAGTTGGCTCATTAGAAAATGGTCTTAATCTTTACTCATACAATTACAAAGATGGCTATGATTTGCCTGAAGGCAAACAAATTGGTGTTATGGCTCAAGAAGTTGAAGCTATCATGCCTGAAGCCGTTGTTGAAATGGACAATGGCTTTAAAGCTGTTAATTACGCAATGTTAGGGGTTTAATATGAGTTTATTTGGTAATCAAGAAGAGATGCCTCAAGACGATACTTTGATGCAAATAGATTTAAAGCGCAAATTAGCTTTAGCTGATGCGTTGCGTCAACAAGAAACTCCTCAAGGTCAAATGGTATCGGGACATTATGTAGCGCCCTCATGGACACAGCATTTATCTACATTAGCTAATAAATATGTAGGTGGTCAACAAGAGAGAGAAGCCATGAAACAATATGGCGATTACAAAACTGCTGAAAACACCAAAATGATTGATGCTCTTAACAAATTTGGTAAAGCTTTTGAGCCTACTACACAAACTCAAACTACTTACGCTCCAGGCGTTGGTAAAGAATTGGCTATTGGTGATACAGTTCAAACTGCGCCTAACTATAGCCCTACAAGCAATGCTAGTGAGATGGTTGCACCTACATCACCGTATGGCACACAAAGCATGACAGGCAACGCTGTTACTTCTGTGCCTACTACTACGACAACAATGGTACAGCCTAATGAAAACACTATTAGACAAGCTTACATAGATTACGCAACAACCACTAAAAAACCTCAACTAATAGAAGCGTTAATGACAGGTGACTTTGACACTATGCGAAAACGCAATGCGCCTTACGAGCTTGCTGCTGGTGCGAAACGCTTTGAAGGTGGAACTAACCGTCTTATTGCAGAAAACCCTAAACAAGACTCCGAGTCTATTTCTAATTTAGAAAAAGAATATCGGTTTGCTCAAAAAGGTGGGTATCAAGGCTCTGTAGAGGATTGGAAACGCATTTCATCAGAAATGACTGACGCACAAAGAGCGCAGTTAGATATTGCAATGGCTAATTTAGGTATAACTAGAAACGAAAGTATTTACAAATATGGCAGTCCAACACCGCCAATGGCTAAACCTAAATCTGTTACGATGAATGATGTAAATGAAACCGCTAGAAATTCTGGCAAATCAACAACGCAAGTAATACAAGACTTTAAAGCACAAGGCATTGCCGTACAAGGAGTTAAATAATGGCTGATTTTTCACAATTACTATACGGTTCAGCACCAGCTGCAACTGCACCAGCAGGTATGAGAACTCCAGGACAAGGCTTGCCAGGCGCTCTTAGAGATAAGGCAATTGATAGAGCTTCAGAAGCTGCTCAAAAGAAATTAGAGGCTAGTTATGAAGTCTTAAACAAAGGCGCACAAAATTTATCTTTATTAAATAAGTTTGTAGACTTAAATACTAAAAGCAGAACTGGCGCTATTCACGAAGGGCTTATGTCATCATTTTTTCCAGAATCATGGAGAGGTGACGATGAAAAAGTAATGAAAAGTATTACTGCTGACATTGCGCCTAATAAGCGTGTTGAAGGTTCAGGTACAACTTCTGATAAAGATATTACATTGTATTTAGAATCATTGCCAAACATAAATCAAGGTGGCGAAGCTAACAGAAAGATTCGCGATACCTATCAGCAACAATACGATAGAGCTAAATCCAAAGTTGATTTCTTGCAAAAATGGTATGACCAAAATGGCAATTTAAATGGCGCTGAATCTGTTTGGTCTTCAAAAAATCCACCTACGCAATATGGTGGGAATAAGCCTGGATGGTCAATTCAACCGATAAGCGGAAACTAAAATGGCTCAACCAACACAAAAATTAATGCAATATAAAGTTACATCCCCTAGTGGGCAAAGCTTTATGGTGACTGCTCCTGAAGGCAGCTCACAACAAAGCATATTGGACTATGTTGAATTAAATGCACAAAAGCAAAAGAACGATGCTTTGCGGTCTGATTTGCAAAACGAGTCATGGTTAAGCCGTAACTTAAAAGGCGTAATGACTGCCCCATCTAATTTGCTTGAAGGTGGAAAGCAGCTTGCACAAGAGTTAATGAATCCACAGCAATATGTGAATCCTAAAACTGGCGAAACATCATTGTACCCTGTTGAGAATTATCAAGCGCAACCTAGGCAACAATACGATACATCTCAAATTAAGAAAAACAGGATTATTGCTGAAGAAGCTCCAGTTGGTGCAATTGCAGGTAATGTAGGCACAGGTTTAGCTGCTGCATTAGTTCCTGGCGTTAATACAAGAGTTGGCAGTATGCTTGCTAGTGGTACATTAAGCGCATTACAGCCAACTTTAGGTAATGAAAGCAGATTAGAAAACGCTACTATTGGTACTTTAACAGGAGGTGCGGTTAACGCTCCACAACTGTTAGAAAAACCATTAAAGGCTGGCGCTAATAGGTTAATGATGTCTGCAATTAAGCCTGGCAAAAAAGAATTGCAATCTGGAGAAGGTCAAAGAGCTGTTCAAACATTGCTAGAAGAAGGTGTTAACCCGACTTTAGGCAGAACATGGCTTGGTCGAGGATTAGATACATTAGAATCAAAAATTGGCGCTCTAAATGATGAAATATCAGGCATTATTCAAAACTCAACAAAAACTATTAGCAAAGATGCGGTTATTGGGTATTTAGATGACTTAATGGAAAAAGCTAAATACTCTTTAGCTCCAGATGCTGACATGGCTGCTGTTCAAGCTGTAAAAGACCAATTTATTGCACATCCACTAGTTAAAGGTAAAGATATACCAGTTCAATTGGCGCAAAAATTAAAACAAGGTACATACAAATCAATCGGCACTAAAAACTTTAATGAAATCGGCGGCTCTACTAAAGAGGCATTAAGAGCTGGGGCTAAAGGACTTAAAGAAGGTGTAGCTAGTGCGGAGCCAAGTGTAGCTGCATTAAATGCTAAAGAGGGAGATTTAATCAACGCATTAGATGTAGCTGAATCTAGGGCTTATACTGCGTTAAAAAACAATCCTGCTGGTATTGCTGGGTTGGCAGGAAATCCTGCTCAATTTGCTGCAATGATGGCAGATAGAAGTGATGCTTTTAAAGCCTTAATTGCTCGTATGATGTATCAAACAGGCAAAGCGGTAGGAAAGATACCTCAAGCTACAAACAAAGGTCTTGTTGGAGTTCCCATGGCTTCTGCTTTAACTTCATATAATCAGTTAAACACAGACTCAGATATATTGAACAGAAATGAAACGCTTAACAACCCTGCACAAACAAAGAAAGCTCGTAAAATAGGTAAATTGTTAATGCAAAATGCAAACCAAGGGGAAAAATAATGGCAAGAAACGGCAGTGGGGTATATTCTTTACCAGTAGGTAATCCTGTTATTACGGGAACTACAATTTCCTCAACTTGGGCTAATAATACATTAAATGATATTGCGTCAGCTCTTACAGCATCGCTTACATCAGACGGTCAAACTACACCAACGGCTAACTTGCCTATGGGTGGGTATGTGTTGTCAGGTGTAGGCTCTGCTACGCTGCGAACTCAGTCAGCTTCAGCAGGTCAGATACAGGATTCTGTATTTCAATACTTAACAGGCATTAGTGGCACAGATACTATCGTTGCTACAGCTGCTTTAGGTATGACGGCTTATGCTGCTGGTCAAGTGTTTAGGTTTATTGCGTCAGGAACTAACACAGGCGCTGTGACAATTAACATCAACGCTATTGGCGCTAAAAACATTACTAAGAATGGTGCAATTAGCTTAGTTGCTGGTGACATTACATTAAACGCTATTGTGCAAGTGGTTTACGATGGCACGCAATTCCAGTTAGTAGGAATAGGTGGTGGTGGTGGTGCTACTGGTGGTGGTTCAGATGAAGTGTTTATTGAGAACGACCAAGTAGTAACAACAAGCTACTCAATACCTGCAACCAAAAATGCAATGACTACTGGGCCTATAACTATCAATTCAGGCGTAACTGTAACCGTTCCTGGCGGTTCACGCTGGGTAGTATTGTAGAGGTTATGATGGAAACTCAAAACTTAATCAACATTGTAGGCGGTACAGTTCTTTCTGTTTTAGGCTGGTTTGCTAGACAGTTATGGGATGCCGTTCAAGACCTTAAGCGTGATGTAAAAGCCATTGAGGTTGACCTACCTACATTTTATGTTCGTAAGGAAGACCTAGAGGCTAGGCTAGACCGTTTAGAGGCCGTTCTTAACCGTATATTTGAGAAGCTTGACCACAAAGCTGACAAATGAACCAACAACAAAAATTAGAGGCATTATTTGACAAGTTGGTAGGTCAAAGAATTGAAGAAGTGGGTATTGACAACGATGAGTTTGTAATGTATACAGAGGATGGCACTTGCGTAGTGCTTTTCTCTGATGAGGACTTACAACTATATTATGAGCTTCCTGACAAAACCCACTAAGACACACTTCGTGTTGCCTGATGTTCAGGCTAAAGATGGAAATGACTTTACATTCCTAACCTGCATAGGTAAATACCTTGTAGACAAAAAGCCTGATGTAATTATATGTATAGGGGACTTCGCTGATATGGAGTCCCTTTCTTCTTATGATGTGGGTAAAAAGTCATTTGAAGGTCGTAGCTACCAAAAAGATATTTGGGCTGCTAGAGAGGCTATGGATGCCCTTCTACAGCCTATATATGACTACAACAAACAAGCTAAAAGTTTTAAACACAAACAATACAAACCTCGTATGGTGCTGACTTTAGGCAACCATGAAGACCGTATTAATCGTGCTATCAACGAGGATAGGAAGCTAGACGGCCTTATCTCTATTGATGACCTGCCTTATCAAGATTGGGAAGTTATCCCATTTTTAGAGGTAATAGTGATTGACGGTATAGCCTACGCTCACTACTTTACATCGGGTGCTATGGGCAGACCTATTGGCTCTAGTGCAGCATTACTATCTAAAAAGCACATGAGTTGTTTTGCTGGTCATCAACAAGGTAGGCAAATTTCTTACGCTATGAAGGCTAACGGCCAAGAGATGACAGCCATTATCTGTGGGTCTTGCTACGAGCATAATGAGGATTACTTAGGCGCTCAAGGCAACAATCACTTTCGTGGGTGCTACATGCTATATGATGTAGAGGATGGCCGTTTTGACGAATTGCCACTAACACTTAAATATCTTAAGAGTAAGTATGCCTAGCCCTTTGGGGCTTTTTTTGTAGGTAAAATATGAAACAGATTAAGCTATGTGAGTGTTGCGGTGAGCCTTATGAGATAGACGATGCTGACATAGATTTTCATGTTTGCCATGAGTGTAATGTTTACGATGAAGATTTAATTGGAATTATTGATATTGAGGATGAAATATGATTGGTGAATTTATAGCAACATTGTTTTTAGCTAGGGATGTAGCGCACAGAGAACATCTACGCACTAAAAGTTATTCTCAACACAAAGCATTAGGTCATTTTTATGAAGACATAGCAGAGTTAGCAGACAAGCTAACAGAAGCCTATCAAGGCCGTCATGGAATCATTAAAGAGATACCCATACTGACTGAGGAAGAAAAGTATAAAGAGCCTATCTACTGCATAGCTGAGAAACTAGCTTACATTGAGAAAAATCGTTACAAGTGCATACCTAAAGATGACTCTGCATTACAGAATATCGTGGACGAGGTAATCGGTGAGTTTTTAAGCCTAATCTACAAGTTGGAAAACCTTAAATGAAGTTGAGCGAGCATTTTACGCTTGAGGAGCTAACCTTCTCACAAACAGCAGTTCGTAGTGGCATTAACAATAACCCATCCCAAGCAGTTAAAAACAACCTAAAAACACTAGCTGACAACCTTGAGAAAATACGCACATTCTTAGGCCATCCATTACGGATTAGCTCTGCCTTTCGTTGCATGGAGCTTAATCGCAAGATAGGCGGCTCTGTCAACTCTGCTCACATGGACGGTCTAGCTGCTGACTTTACTTGCGCTGGATTTGGCAAGCCTATTGATGTAGTAAAAGCTTTATTTAAGTCTGGCATTAAAGTAGACCAAGTAATTGAAGAAGGCGTTTGGGTTCATGTATCGTTTGACCCTAAAATGCGTCAGCAATTCTTAACGGCAACCTTTATAAACGGTAAACCATCTTACAAACCTTTTAAGGAGTAATTATGAAAGCATTTTTATTAGCTCGTGGCAAAGAATCATCTACATGGAGGGGCCTAGTAGCCCTTTTAACAGCCGTAGGCTTGACTTTATCACCAGAGCAAGGTGAAGCTATTGTCGCACTCGGTTTAAGCGTTATAGGCGCTTTAGGCGTGTTTACAGCAGACAAATGAAATACCTATTAGCAATCATAGATAGGCTGCTTGCTCTATACCAAGAGTGGGCAGCTAAAAGGGAGCAGAAAGATGTGCAACAAGAGAGTGAGCAAATTGAGGCAGCTCCTGCTGATTGGTTTGAGCAGCACTTTGATAGCTTGCACGACTACCATGCCAAAGCCGTATCCCCTCAAACCGACCCTCAACATCCAAAAGGTTGATGGCGGTATGTGTCTAAGCAAAGAGGACACAGCAAAGCTTGGTAAATATATACTTGAATTGGAAAGACGATAATGGCAGATAAAAATCAAGCCTTGGCAAAAGCTTTACGCACATCATCAAGCGAGCCTCAATACATAAGAGGTAATTTGTTGCCTTTTAAGAAAGACATTAAAACAAAAGAAGTTTCTTTTGGCATGCCTACTGTAGCTCAAGGTTTAATAGATGCTTTAACAGCTCCATACAGGGCTATGAAAGGCGAAATTGATGTTGATTCTCCTCAAGGTGTGCAAGAGGCGCTAAACTTTGGTTTAAATATGATGGGCGGTGGATTTGGTTCAACGGCTGTAAAGCCTGTTCAATCTGGTTCTCTTGGAATGTTTATTGGCAGAACTTCCCCATCATGGAACGCAGCAAAAGCAAAACAAGCTGTTGAACTTGAAAAAGCTGGATTAACACCACAAAAGATTTGGTCGCAAACTGGAACTGTTCGTGGTGCTGATGGAAAATTAAGGCAAGAAATTTCTGATGTTGGCGCAACAATTACTGACAATGTATACGAAGGCATTAAAAAGAATAAAAATTTTACTGGAGATTTAAATAAAGCATTGCAACATGAAGAGCTTTATAAAGCATACCCAGAGATAAAAGATATTTCTACTACTGCATACGCCTCTCCGCTTCCTGAAGGCTCTTATCACGATGCTACACGAACAATAACTATTGGCGGCCCTTCAACTGGTCATCAAAAATCATCTGCTTTGCATGAAGTGCAACATGGAATACAAGATATAGAAGGTTTTGCTAGAGGTGGAAGCCCTGCAGATATGCGTCAAACTGCTTTAGATATGTTGCGTAGAGATGTAGCAAGCGGAGAAATAGCATCAACTGAACAAGCTATGGAAATGCTACCTATGGCTCAACAAAATGCTTATAGACGAATAGCTGGTGAAGCTGAAGCTAGGCTAACTCAACTTAGGAGAAATTTAACTCCAGAACAAAGGTTACAGTTTTTTCCCTATGATGAAGGTAAAGATGTATATGGGTTAGATGTCCCATTTCAATCATTAATTGTTCGTTAATCAGTATTTTCACTAGACCGCATTAATAGTCCTACCGATGTGCAAAAAGCCTAATTCTGTTACTATGTATCTTACAGTATACATTTCGTATGCTTTGTAAATTAGGAGATACATTATGTGGACAACTCCAGCAGCTACAGAAATGCGTTTTGGCTTTGAAGTTACTATGTATGTTATGAATAAATAATTAAACGCAAAAAAGTGATATATAGGCGGTTAAGCCGACATTAGAGGATGTAGTAAGTAACGAGTTTTTCGGCTTTCTGCGTTACATGTAACAACTACCAAATCTACGCCTTACTTGTTTTATAAGCAATAAACAAACCACAAGCTAGACCCAGCCCAAAAGCTGTTGAATAGCACAGCACATACTCAATTATCGTTTGTAACATCGTATACCGTCCGTAAGATTAATTCACAGTAGTGAATAGCCTTTCTAACATCGTCAGCACCATTCTTAGCATGATGCCTGGATATATACTTAACCACATTCCCCTCAAGAAAAGTTAGGTTGTTAGCCACTATAAACTCTACTGGCTGTATGGCCATACTAGCGTAGTGATTGCCACCCACTTGTTTCATTAAAGCGTCCACTTGCTCCATAGACTCTTCCCATGCTTGCTCTGACATACCATCACTCATACCCTATTCCTGACGGGCCGTTCTGCCCAATAATATCCATGCGTTTCTCGTCCTCTTCAGTCCACCAAGCTGGGTCTTTCTTTAATGCCTCTGTTAGCACGGCAATAAAGCCTCGCTCAATTAACCATCGTTTAGCATCGTCATCCATGTCTATTTCACAAATAGCACTGCCATCATCGTTTTCTTTTATGTGTTTTACATTAATAATCATTTGTTCCTAGCCTCCCTAGCATCTCGTTCCGCTTCCCCTTGAAACCGTAGGTAGATATTCTCAATCAACTGGCCTAAGTTACTGTTTGTCGTATTAGGCACACTCAAGACTATTCTACGCACAGTTTCGCCAAAACTTTCTACATTCTTATCGTCTAGCTTTTCCATTCAGGGTCTACCTCCGCTGTGTAGTAAGTCAACAAAACTTTACAAGCTTTGATGTTTGCCTTAAACATAGCTTTGTCATCTTTATGGTAAGACCTTTCTAAACTCATCTCGCTGTCCATTAATTCAGCTTTAAGCAAAGTTATAAACAAAGCTTCACGAATATCTAGTAGCAAATTATCGTGGTCGGTAAAGTCTAATTGTATTTTCATAATGTTGTTTTAGCCCGTTTAACGAAGTTTTGTGGATGTAGACGATACTTTGTATCAAGTTCTATTTTTAATCGCTCTACGGCCTCTCTACGAGCCTCTACGACCCCTTCTGGAGGTGGTGAAAGTAGTCTTAAATCATTAATCATGCCTACTGATGGATAATACGGTAAGATATTTAACATATTGCCTCCTATAAGGGCTTTCGCCCTTTTCTTAAAATGGAATGTCACTTTCAATGTCTTCAGGTTTGTTAGCTTGAACTGGCTCACTAACATACGGCTCACTAAATGAAAAGCTAAAGAACTTGCCAGACTTGCCTTCTTTTAACCAGGCTGACATACGCATCTCTTTACCGTTGACCATGCAATTACCAGTGTAATCAGGATGATTATCTTTTTCTTTGCGGTTGTTCTTAAAAAGACTGCCGCTGTTATCTCGTTGCTCGTATTGTGCCATGTTAGTTCCCTTTTTGATGTTTTTTAAATGTTGACCGTGTCTTGCTATCTAATAAGCCCCACAAGACTAACTTTTGGTCATTGTCTAGTGAGTCCCATGTTACTTTAGCCTCTTGTGGATTGCCGTCAGCTACAAACGCTGTAAACGAATCAGCTAACTCATGCAGTATATCCATTTCCTCTTTGCTAAACTCTGGTTGCTTTAGCTCAAGTTCAGGCTTTTTTGCTGGTGTGCCTGTGTCCGTTCCTGTGACAGCGTCTAATACATCATGCTCCACAATTTCCATCGCTGAAACCCACAAGTATCTACGCTGGTATGTTTCAACAGCACCCACATTCTGCACTTCGTGGCAACCTTTTAACGCTGCGCTACCCATAGGGCTGGTGATAGTTATTTGTGAGCCATCATCTATGTCGGTAATTGTTAGTGTCGCTAGGTCTGCTGTAAAGCTAACTGTGCCACACAAACCTAAGCTCCAAAAGATTGTGTTGATTGATGGTAAAAAGTCACCAAGTTCAAAGTATTTATAGCCAGCAAACTTGTTATGACCAGACTTGTTAAGCTTGGTGTTTTGCAGCTGGATTCTAGCGTCCATAAGCTTTTTGTAAACATTACTCATCTATTGCCTCCATATTTGCCACCAGGATAAGGTTAAGCTCGTTATACAAGCCCAATGCTCGGATTAAAGGTAATACATCTACACCCAAAAACAAAGCTGATTTAGTTTCTGCTCTAGGCTCTGTTAAAGCTTCCAAATCACCAAAGTAAGCGTAGGTTGGTTGCTCGTAATCGTATTCAACTTCTAAAGTAACACCGTCTTCCAATTGCAAATGCGTAATCATTTCCATGCCTCCAATATAACCCAAGAATGGCCTTTCTTAACGGCCTTTAGTTTGCCGTGTGAGCAAAGATACCTCACCCAGCGACCTGACTTGCCCATCTGCGCTGCTATTTCTTCTACCGTGTAAATTGACACTACTATCTCCTATTCCAAAGTTGGTATTATACTCCTGCATTTCTAACTCGTCCATTACTTCAGCCTGGTATTGTTGCTGGCTCATATACAAAGTCCTCCTCGTTAAGACCGTCTGCAAAACTCTCAAACAAATCGCCATAGTTGTCTAATATGTAATCCTCGTTATGGTAGCCCTCACCTAAACACCAGTTCCAAAACGCAGCTTCATGCTTTTCTTCTGTGGCTTCCCAATCTATGTTTTTAGGAAATGTCATATTAGGCCACCAATAGTAAATATAAGAAAATTGACAATAAGACTACACCAACAAAGCAAATGCCTTCTATCCATGGTGTAAGGTCTGTTTTAGGTTTGTAATTTTTGTAATCAGTCATTTGTCCATCCTTTTGAAGTGTTATAAGCAGCTACAGCATTATCATTTGCACGAAGTTGCTCAGGTGTAAATTGGCTCATGTAATTAGCTAAATGGCGTTTGATAACTACATCGTAAACAGAACGAGTTACATCTTTAACAGATTGTGCATCTAAACCAATTAAAAGATTTTCTGCGTCATCTTGTTTTTCTAAAGACTTAACAACAATATCATCGGGAATCATAACTTTTGATTGACCTTCTAATAATTCCCAGTACACATCAAATGTTTTGCCTCGTAGATGTGGGTTTGAGCTGTAAATAATTGCTGTATCTAAATTCATGTTAATCTCCATTGCGTTGTTGATGTGTTTATTATATTCCAGCCTTGGAACCTGTCAAGCGTTATTTACATTTATTTTTTTATTAATCACAAGTTAATCATAAATAAAACTAATTGGACTTTTAGGGTGGTTTGTGCTAGACTGTTGTTAATTGGTTTGATAACCCAATTCCATTTACAGGATGTATCAATGTTACACAATTATATTAGCTTTTATTCAATAGCGGAGTCAGTAATTACTCTGTGCGCATCCTGGCGTGGTTTTTACTTGTTGGACTTATCATCCAGCCCGCTACTGAATAGGAGCTAATATGGCCGCTAAAACTTATTACGAAAAACTTAAAGACCCTCGCTGGCAAAAGCTTAGGCTTGAAGTTATGCAAAAAAACAATTTTTGTTGTGAATCATGTAAAGACGATAAATCAACACTAAATGTTCACCATAAAGATTACATTAAAGGTAGAGAGCCTTGGGAGTATGGTGTGGCTCAACTTTCTGTTTTGTGCGAAACATGCCATAAAGAACTTCACGATAAAATAGACCCAATTAGATGGCTTTCAACTGTATTAGATAACAATGGTGGTGATTTAGATAGACATAAGATTAGCTTCATAATAGCAGGATATTTAAGATGTGATTACAAGTTGTTTCTTAAAAAGATTAATTATGAAGAAAATGAATGGTCTTTGACAATGCACAAACTTGGGAGTAGATTGCAAAAAATAGAATCTACTTGGCTTGAGGAAATTAAAAATGAAATGGTTTAAACATTTTTCTACAGCTAGAAATGATGAGCGAATTTCTTGGTTAGAAGACAAAACAAGCCTTGAAGGGTATGGCTTTTATTTTAAGCTTCTTGAAATTGTTGGAGAAGCTATGGATGAAACTGACAAGCATGATGTTACTTACAGCTTGTCAAGGTGGGGTCGTCAGACAAACATCACATCAAAAAAGTTCTTATTCTTACTTCAATGTTGCTCTGATGTTGGCTTGATAACTGTTCAACGACAGTCTGATAATATCAATGTTAAAATCCCTAACCTATTGAAATTTAGGGATAATTATACTAAAAACTTGCAAGCAACTAGCAAGCAAGAAGTAGAAGTAGAAGTAGAAGTAGAAGTAGAAGTAGAAAAAAAGAAAAACAATGTAACTAAAATTGTTCAGACTCCACATGATTTTGATTCATTTTGGAAAGAATACCCAAACAAAAGCGGAAAGGCTCAAGCTTTAAAAGCGTGGATAAAGATTAAGCCAAACTTAAAAACAGTTGTTGAAGCTTTGTCGTGGCAAAAAGAATCAAGGCAATGGAAGGGCGGCTACATACCCATGGCAGCCACATACATAAACAATGCCCGTTGGGAAGACGAAAATCCCGATGATTCTTACATGGATATTTTTGCAGGGGCTATTAATTATGATAAATAACCTATTAAGCCGTTTAAACAAGGTTAAGTCTACTGGTCGCAATTCTTATTTGGCTTGTTGCCCAGCTCACGATGACAGAAGCCCTAGCCTATCCATTAAAGAGGAAGCAGACGGCCACATACTATTGCATTGCTTTGCAGGGTGCAGCGCTATTGATGTTGTCGGGGCGATAGGTGTTGACATAGGTGACTTGTTTCCAGAGCAGGTGCATCACAAAGCGCCAGTTAGGAAGAAGTTTTACGCTACAGACATCTTAGAAGCTATTAAATATGAGTCGCAAATCGTTCTCCTAGCTGCGTTTGAGTTAAAGAAAAATAAACCGCTTGACGAAACTGACTTGCAGCGTTTACAGTTAGCTTACGAAAGAATTAGAGAGGCGGTTGATTATGAGTAACTTAGAGAGAGGCGCTACAGCTTTAGACGAGGCTAGACGCAAACGAGCAAGCATGATGTTGCCAAAGGTTGACTTTGAAGGCTTTATGAAAGCCAGGGAAGAAGACAAGGCTAATGTTAAGTCAGCAAGCCAATATCAGTCAGAGGTTATAGACTACTTTTACAAAGACGAGCAGATGCAAGGTGTTAAGCTGCCTTGGGAAAAGACCTTTGACCAGTTCAGGTTGCGTTTAGGTGAGGTAAGTCTGTGGTCGGGTATTAACGGCCATGGTAAGAGTCAGCTAGTGGGCCAAGTGATTAACTCTATCGTGCAACAGGATTTTAAGGTCTGTGTGGCTTCGTTTGAGATGCACCCATACTCAACCCTACAGCGAATGACTAGACAGGCCACAGGCACAGAAAAGCCTACCGAGAAGTTTATTGGCGAATACTTTACATTCCTAGACAACAGGCTGTATATGTATGACCAGCAAGGGACTGTAAACGGTGAGCGTGTAATTGCTGTTTTGTATTATGTGGCTGAAACGCTAGGTGTGCAGCATTTTGTGATTGACAGCTTAATGAAGTGCGGTGTAAGGTCTGATGACATGAACGCTCAAAAGGAGTTCTTGGATAAGCTTTGTGCTGCAGCTAGGGATTTGAATGTCCATGTGCATTTGATTGCTCACAGCCGTAAGGGTGAGGATGAGTTTAGCCCACCTAATAAGATGGATGTAGCTGGCTCGGCAGATATTACTAACCAGGTAGACAATGTGATGACTGTTTGGCGTAACAAGAAAAAAGAAAAGTTAATTCGTAGTGGTAAGGCAAAAGAAGAAGAGTTAAACGCACCTGATTGCTTGTTGATATGTGATAAGCAGCGCCATGGTGAATGGGAAGGCGAGATTGCATTGTGGTTTGATGCAGCGTCTATGCGATACAAGGGAAGCCAACACGAAAAAGTGTGGCAATTAAAATTTTAGGAGATTGATATGCCATGTAATCAAAACTGTAATCAAGGCCGTAACTGTAATTGTAGTAGAGCTGGTGATAGAGCCGTAGTGATTGTGGCAACATTGCTATTTATTGCTGTAGTTTCTATGGGATTTGGTGTGTGGAAGCTTTTTCATGCAACTAAAGGACAAGACTGTGCAGTAGAGGTGCAGTTTAGTAATGGTGTTAAAGCTACTTATCTTGGGACTAGCGTTTGATATATCACTTTTTTCACTTTAATTCGCTCTAATCAAGTCTGTATAAGGGTTTCAGAGGAATTGATGCGCATTGTCTGCGAATGTTTAAGTTTAATTTTATGCGTAAGTCTACACTTTTAGTTTAGTTTTGAACTATTTGTGTAAACCATAGGATACAGATATGAAATTTAGTGAAACAGAATTTTACAAACATTTTGGCAACAATGCTGAAGAATGGAAAGTTGTAACCAATGATGGCAAGGTTTACATTGGTAAAGGCTGGAAAAAAGAATACGAAGACTCAAATTACAAGGAGGCAACGCTATATGTTGCAGAAAAGCCAACAGAAAGCCTGTCAATTGTGCGGCCAAAGTCAAAGACGGTCGTTGCCACAAAATTCAAGGCTGCATAAGTTGTTTCAATTAATGGCAGAAAGTCTTAAGGGTAAAGATGGGTTACACCATCCGCACCAGTGGTGGAAAGTAATGGCTAAGGACCAGTGGCTGGGTTACAATGAATTTACAGCACCTGATGGACGAACAATATATGCATTGAAGTCTACTGCTGATTTGAGCGTAGAAGAGCTTAATAACTTTATGAATGAAGTTGAACGATATTGCTCACTTCGTAATGTTTACTTACAGGATTAACCATGGCAAACCCAAACAATTTAGAAAAAGCTCACAAACTAAAAGAAGAAAACAGAGCTTTAAATTTGGCGGTAGTGTATTTACATTTAAAAGATGAGCCATCTGTTGCAGTAAATCTTGCTATAAAAATGAATTTAACGCCAGCCATTATTACGGAATACTGTAAACATCTTGAAGCTGAAGGCTATTTGTGGTCTGAATTTATAGCAGAAGGCAGAGCTAGGTCAAAGCTGTATCACACAACAGAAAAAGATAACTTCCCATGGCCTAAGCAATGTAAAGATTTAACAAATTTAAAAAGAGCATACTTTGACGCTAATTATCCTGGCATACATCAAGCATTAAAAGATGCAATTTATGAAGGTCGTATTAGTCCAGATATTATTAGGTCACACAAAGAGTTGGACACAGGCCACTGGGTAATACCTAAGAAAGACAACTCAAAATATAAAGCTAACTTTCAATCAAGCTTAAGTGGGGAACACAGTGCCTAATTACAGAAACAAGAAGCTGCTAGAGCTATGCCGTGAGATACCTTGTCAATCATGTGGCGCTATGGACGGGACAGTATGTGCAGCACACTCTAACCAACTGCGTGATGGTAAAGGCACAGGAATTAAGGCCAGCGATGCTATGGTTGCCGCTATGTGCGCTAGATGCCATTTTGAGCTGGACAACGGGATGGCTTTAAACAAGCAAGACCGTAAGGATATGTGGGATTTGGCTCACAGGATGACTATGCAATACTTTATTGAGCATGATATGCTGGTGGTCAAATGATTAAACTTATAAATGGCGATTGCTTAGAGGTAATGAAATCTATACCTAGTAATAGTATTGATTTGATTGTTACTTCACCACCTTATAACATGAATTTAAGAATAAGAAATGGTAAATATTGTTCAAGACAAATTGTAAAAGAATTAACAACTAAATATTCTAATTATTCTGACAACTTACCAATGGACAAGTATTTTGAATTTAATAATCTTGTTTTACAGGAATGTTTACGAATTTCTGATTTAGTTTTTTATAATGTGCAGTTTTTAACTGGAAACAAACCAGCACTTTTTAAGTTAATTGGTCAATACAGCGATAAAATAAAAGAATTTATTGTATGGGATAAATGCAATGCACAACCAGCAATTGGTCATGGCGTTATGAATAGTCAATGGGAAGCTGTAATTGTTTTGCAAAATTCTGCACCAGAAAGTAGAAAGTTTGAAAGTGCAAATTTTAATCGTGGAACTCTTACAAATTTATGGAAAATTAAACGAGGGAAAAAAATAAATAAAGAACATGGAGCAGTTTACCCTGAAGAATTAGCATCTACTATAATTAATAATTTTAGCAAAGAAAATAGTACAATTTTAGACCCTTTTATGGGAACAGGTACAACTGGTGTTGTTTGCAAAAATTTTAATCGTAATTTTATAGGTATTGAATTAGACAAAAACTATTTTAATGTAGCTAAGGAGCGCATAGGTGATTAAACTTACACTGCCATGGCCTCCAAGCACCAATCACTCACACCACTACGGAGGTAAGCGCAAGTTCTTAAGCAAACCTACACAGAAGTTTAGAGAGGCTGTGCAAGACATAGTTGTAGACGCTAAAGCTAAGATAGAGGGAAGGCTAGCTGTGTTCTACGCTTTCTATCCTCCAGACCGTAGGCGCAGAGATATAGCTAACTACGAAAAGCAAGCCACAGATGCACTACAAGCTGCTGGTGTGTTCTTAGACGATGAGCAGATAGACTTTATATGGTTAGTGCGTAGGCACATTGTTAAAGAAGGCATGTGTAAGGTTGTTATTGTGCCATACACTGAAGTACACCAAATGCTAGAAAAATACGAGGATTACATTTAATGGCTGTAATTATTAAAAATTGCACATTGCATAATGTAGATTGCATGGAATATATGAAATCATTACCCGATAATGCTTTTGATTTGGCTATTGTTGACCCTCCTTATGGGATTGGTGCAGGTGGCAAAACTTACGGTAAAAGAAAAGAAAAACATGAAAAAAAAGATTGGGATTTAGAAATTCCCAAACAATCATATTTTGATGAATTGATGCGTGTTAGTAAAAAACAAATTATATGGGGTGGGAATTATTTTCCATTACCTTTAACAGGTGGTTGGATTTTTTGGGATAAAGAACGCGGTAAAGAAACAACCTTTTCAGATGGCGAATTAGCATGGACTAATTTTATGAATACTTTA